TTCAAAGAAGTGTTATAGAAATAAGTTTGGCATCTTCCAGGAAAAGTATCAAACTCATTTCACAGATTGGATTGGTGCATGTGGAGTAAAAGAACTCAACATACTAGAAAATTTGTATGATGAGAATGGATTTGAATTCAATGCTATTGAGGTTTTTGGATACGAAACCATTGACGAAAAGGAACAACAGTATTATTTAAAAGTAGATTATCCGGAAGGTAGAAACAATTATTTAACTAATCCAGAACCCAAAAAACTTAGACTCCTTTTGGATTACATGATTCAAAATGACTGGAATTTTCCTTGGGATAAAAATTGTTTAACAGATATCAACTCACAATCTAAAATAACCGATGTAGCTGATATTTTTAAATCTTCGGAAATATCACATAAAATTGGAACAGTCTATGCTTTACTGCATAGTCTTTATCAAAATGACGAATATGCATATTTACAATTTTGCGAAGCAAATTCTTTAATGCACTATAATAGAATGAGTTTTATTTTTAACACTCTTTCTATTCTTCAGTCCAATAATATAGATGTTAGTTATTTGTATAAAACAACTCCTGTTGAAACATATAAACATATAATTTATAATTATTTGGTTGTTGGTAAAAATTGTGGATTTTGTGGGGTTGGTAGTTGTAAAGGTAGAAAAGACTCAAACCAATCATATGGAGAAGAAATACGAAATGAATATCTTAAAATATCAAAGATTCAATTGAAGTTATAAATATTTCAAAAAGAGTATAATGGAAAAACTTTTTAAACTTCTAAGTGATACACAAGCTTCTCTTTTTGTCTTATTTCATAAGACATGGGCTTATCATTGGAATGTAGTAGGAGAAGATTTTCCACAACTTCACACTCTCTTTGGTGGACAATACGAAACTATGTTTGAAGAAATTGATCGTATTTCCGAACACATGAGGTTTTTGAATGTCAAACCACTCAATAGTTTAGAAAGAATTGTAGAAGTTTCCAAAGTAAAAACTGGACAAAGTACAACAGATTGTCATAAAATGGTTAAAGATCTGTTGAAATCAAACCAAGATTTCTGTAACCTTCTTACTGAAGTAGCTGAAGAAGCTGATGCACAGAAGTCAAGAGGAACTTCAAATCTTGCTGATGATCTAAATGAGTCACATGGAAAATTCGTTTGGATGTTGCGTTCATATATGGAGACTTCTCCTGGATTGACTAAGGAAGAAACTACTGAAGAAACTAAGGAAGAAACTACTGAAGAATAATTAAGGTATTGGACCATGTTAAGAGTAAGATGTAAGGTGTGTAACACCGAGTTGGAGTCTCATCCAACAAAATCAGTTTGTTGTGGATGTGATAACATGACACTTGTAAAAGGTGACACTATTACAGCTGTTGACTTAAATCAAGTTATCATGTTAAACTCTATAAAAGAAAATAAAAACTCTGGAGTACTCAGTGCTTCAGATCTTGCATATCAAGAATCCAGGAGAGCTCGTAAAGTTCGTAAACTGGATTTTGAAATCCGATAGGAAGTGTGGCAGAGCGGTTTAATGCAGGGGATTGCTAATCCCCCGATGCACTTAATGTGTATCCGTTGGTTCAAATCCAACCACTTCCGTTGGAAAGGTGGCCGAGTGGTTTAAGGCAACTGTCTTGAAAACAGTCGATGTGAAAGCATCCGGAGGTTCGAATCCTCTCCTTTCCGTTTAGAATTATTACAAATTTAATTATTGCTTAATCAGTGTTACGAGTTGAACACATAAGGTTGCCGTTAGAGCTTCCGTGATTAGTATATAATTATGTACAAGTTAATACCTCATGGATCAACATACCTACGATAATTGGGTGAAGATCAAAGAGACCTTTGAGGCCTCAGGTAATCTAAACAATATGTTCTATAAAAGAGCATGTGAAATTGTAAAAACACGAAGAGATCCTTTAGCGAAGTTTCTTGGAGACGAAAAATGATGGAACCTTTTGATGAAGAGTATGTAAGTCGATCTGAAGTTCAGGAAATGGTTGAGGCAGTTATACCAAGTCACAATAGAAATGCTTCCACTATATCTATGTGCGTTGGTTGGGTGGTCCTTGCTTTATTTGCTGAAGGATTGCTAAGACTTATTGGTGTTATTCCCCCCGTACTACCATGGCTCAACATTACCCTGAAATAATAGGTATCGTTTTTCTATTAGTATTTGCTGGTACAATGTTCTATCAAGGGACATGTATTATGAGAGGTAAAAGGGGATATTCTCTTCGTGATTATTTGAAACAAGACAGTTCAAATATGCGTAAAAGAATAGAAGAACTACTCAAAGATAAATGACCATTTTAACTGAAGAAGATTTAAAAGAACTACAAGAAAGAGTTCTTCAACAAAAAATGAATGAACTCTTTGAAGAACCATGCACCTATGAAGATGACGACGAATGATTGGTTGATTTTTATCAACTTTGTATCTGATATGCTTTACATGCTTATTGCATTCATGTGCGGCCTTATTATTGGTTACATAGTAGGATTTCGTAACGGGGGAGATATGTGATGAATAGTCTGACTCTATATACTTTGGTCATATTTGGAACCATAGGACTATTTGTTTTTTGGGGATTGACCCATGCCTATCCTTTTTAAGAAAAAACATGAGAATATTTTTAGACACTGCAGAAGTTGACATGATCCGGCCAGTTTATGAAACTGGCCTTTTGAATGGAGTAACGACAAATCCAACTTTAATTAAAAAGAGTGGTCGTGATCCAATCGAAGTCATTAAAGAAATTCAATCTACATTTCCGCAATTAGAATCAATCTCTGCAGAGGTTGTTGCTGATACTGCAGAGGAAATGATTGATCAAGCAAACGCATTTCAAGGACTTTGGAACGTTACTATCAAAGTTCCCTGTACTGTAGAAGGTCTTAAGGCCTGTCTTGCACTTACCATTGCTGGTTATAAGGTCAATGTGACTTTGGTGTTCTCAGTCGCACAGGCAATCCTTGCAGAGAAGGCTGGAGCTGCATATATCTCACCATTCGTTGGTAGGTGGGAAGATAACTCTGTAGATGGTCTTGAACTTATCAAGAACATTCGTGAAGTATACACTGGAAATGGTAGGTTCACTACCACCCAGATTCTTGGTGCATCAGTTCGTGATGTACGACAAGTTGAGAAGTGTGCCTTGTTTGGTGCTGATGTGGTAACTATTCCACCAGTAGTTTTCTGGGGTATGTATAAAAACATTATGACAGAGAAAGGTCTAGAACAATTCCAGAAAGACTGGGATTCGGTTCAAAAACAAAACTAATCGGAGTAAAAAATGAAGGAATTCACATTTACAGAAGAGCAAGTTAAACTTTTAGCTGATGCAATTTGGATGAGACAGAGATGTTTTATTGCAGGAGATCGCAGGTTTAAGGAGTATGGTGAGATCCTAGACGAATTTGTTAAAGATAGTGGGTATGTTCCAACTAGATCATGAAACCTGAACATCAATGTTGGCACTTTGTAATGTCATCACTTGCAAGAACATATGGAGTTAACAAAATAAAAAGTGAAGAAACTTTTCATGCGTTCGCTTTAGAGTGGTGTGATGATCATGATTATGTTTGTGATGTTCATCTTGACGATTTAAACAAAGTGGATGTATATTTTAGACAACAATATCAGTCTTGGGAGAACTAAATGAGTATGCATCCACATAATGATGAGGAAGATCCAACAGCAAATGAATGCAATTACAATTTTCCACAACTTGTGTTTGCATTCCTTTTAGGTTCTATAATGATGTTTTTATTATCAATAAACGAAGTACAAAAATTTAAAGGTTGCTATTATGAAAGTAGGACTTATCGGATTGGGACGGATGGGAGAAGGAATGTCTCGCCGTATGATGAGAGCAGGAATAGAAGTTTGGGGTTATCGGAGAAATTATGAAAAAGCAAACGAAGCCTATGAAAACGGATATGTTAACGGTATTACAACTACTATACAAAGCCTTACTCAAGTAGTAAAACATAGACAGAGTGGAGTATCGGACAAATATGGTCCGGGTATTTTTATGATGGTAGTACCAGCGGAAAACGTAGAGGAGACGATCAATGAGTTACTACGATATTGTGACGAAGGAGATATTATTATTGATCATGGCAATAGCAATTTTAAAGACAGTCGGAAAAGAGCCGAACGGTTGGCAAAGTTGGGTATCCAATATATTGATTGTGGCACTAGCGGTGGTGTTTACGGTTTGGATCGTGGATACTGTCTTATGGTTGGCGGCGGAAATACTGCGGTCTCCACTTGTGCAAAGATATTTGATGCACTTGCCCCAGGAATCAACGCTGCCCCGAGGACTCAGTTTGACTCGGATATAACTTCTGCGGAACATGGTTGGTTGCATTGTGGTGGTCCAGGTGCAGGACATTTCGTGAAGATGGTACACAATGGGATAGAGTATGGTATAATGCAGGCGTATGCAGAAGGATTTAACATCATTAAGAACGCCAATGCAGGTGCCAAGTATGTTAAAGAAGGGGATGCTGAGGTTGCACCAATGTCAGATCCAGAAAGTTACTGTTATGATATTGACGTTGCTGAGGTGGCTGAGTTGTGGCGCCGCGGTAGTGTTGTTGGGTCTTGGTTACTCGATCTTACTGCTGATGTGTTACGCCGCGACTCAGAACTTAAACAGTTCTCTGGAGGGGTTTCCGATAGCGGTGAGGGTCGCTGGACAGTTACTGCCGCTGTGGATCTGGGGGTTCCCGCTCCTGTTATCACCACTGCGCTCTATGAGAGATTTAATTCTCGCGGTCTTGGTGCTTTCGCGTCCAAGGTTCTAAACGGAATGCGTTACATGTTTGGGGGACATCATGTTAGGTAAAGCTCTTTTATTTGTTGCAATTCCTTTTGTTCTAACAACGCTTTACTTTGGGACAAAAGGAGGGTATTATGATACTGATGATTACGATGGGAACGGAACCGCGCACTGATGGTACACTTTGCACGTTGGGTTCTTGAAACCCCATTCACACTTGGAGTCCTTTGTTTTGCTTTGGTCGTTGTACCGATCATCGGAATGTGGGCAATTCACAAATATAACTGGCAACATTGGGCTCCATTTGACAAACGCGATCATTAATGTTACTATATAATAGTAAATCGGAATGTAGCTCAGTTTGGTAGAGCACTCGCTTTGGGAGCGAGTGGCCGTAGGTTCGAATCCTATCATTCCGACTTTATAAATACACTAACAAATGCAAGTTTACACAGTGGAAGAGTTTCAACAACGTTGGGATGAAATGATTGGTAGAGTTGAAAGTGGAGAACGAATAGGTATAACTAACGGATCGAGTACAGCGGTGATGGTTCCTGCAGATGACGAACTCATACGCATATACACAGAGTTAAATAACGAAGCCTCTTGACAAGGAGTTCCAAGTCCTCTATAATTGACTTGGTTTCATGGGACTGTCGCCTATTGGTTAAGGCCCACTGCTTATAACGGTGTGAACTGAGTTCAATTCTCAGCAGTCCTACTTTGCTCCTTTAGCTATCTGGTGAAAGCACCCGACTCATAATCGGTTTCAGGAGAGTTCGATCCTCTCAAGGAGCACTAGGACAGAAACCGAACTGTCCGTATTGACTTCTCCAAGTCAATCCCCTATAATAACAAGGTAAACAAATTCAAACAAATGTCACTCACTGATAAATTCAAAAAAGACATTCAAACTCTGAAGTCTGCTGCGAACGGAGAATCTTATCTGGATGTAAAAAATCCGAAACTCTTCAAAAAAGTTCGTAAGTTTTATGAATCTAATGGTGTAATTTTCTCTGGAGATCCTCTGGATGATTATGAGATGTTGATTGATTATATCTATGCAGATCTTGAAGCTGAAGGAGCTCTGGTATCGTGATTGAAACACTTCCTAAAGTTCTTTTCGAACGAGAAGGATATAGGTTTGTTCAAAAGGGTATCATTGAATTAAATGGTATGCCTGATTATAGAATGCAAAAGAAAGATCATTACACCAAACGTTGGAATGACATTTATCTTTTTGATAATGGTCTACAATGCACTACTGCAATGGAAGACATTGAATATGCGAAATGGTTAGATCCAGATCGTGTACCTTGTTATGTAAGGGACGATGATGAAGACACGGATGGTCTATAACAGCACTGGTCGGGAGCAAACCCCTTATGACAAAATCTAATGTATTCAGATACATTGGCAATCTTCTTCTCTTATCGGGATATTTTTTCCTGCTTTGGGGAGATATGAAAATTGGATTGTTTGTTAAATGCATTGGAAACATTTTTGTTGTTCCCTTTGCTATCAAATATAAGTTCTGGGATATTCTCTTTTTGTGTGCTTTTTATGCAGCTATTGAGATACCAAAACTAATCCAACTTTTCCTAGTTAAGTAAAACTAGGTGGTGGAGTCATCCCCAATATGCCCGTCTCGGACAGACGTTAATTGTGCCCTGGTGCGGATGGGGTTAACCCCGCCGAGTTTCTTGTTTTCTCGTACTCAAAACAAGTGGCGAGCCTGCAATACCTACATGAAGGATGGGAGGAGGGGTTTACAAAACCCCTCTTTTTTTGTAGAATATATACTATAGAGATTATTATTTTTGATCAAAAAAATGAGTCAATACATTAAGAAGGCACTTGTACTTGGTGCCGGTGGCTTTATTGGAAGTCATATGGTAAAACGCCTACGTTCCGAAGGATATTGG